TTCTCCGTGGTGGCTCTGATGGAAGGGCGGCGATGACTTCGCGCCCGGTGGTTGTCACGCGCCAATGGTTTCCGCGCGTTGCAATTTCGAATGGCTTGTCTTTCGGTGGCTCTGCCTGTTCCAGCCAGCCGCATTCCGCGAGGCTTAGAAGCGCAGATCCATGCACGCCCGTCTCGATGGACGTGAACGCGGTGTCTTGCACCTTGGCCAGCTTTTTAAGCGTCAGCCATCGTGATCGTGTTAGCTTGGGTTTCATATAAACTCCTGTTCGTAGCGTAGCGCTTCGGGATCGGTCAGGCGCACGCCTTGCGCCAGCCAGTGTTTTTGCATCTCATCCATAAACGCGTTCATCTGCTTAACCGTCATCAGCCGCGTCACTGGCAGGTCAAAGGCTTTGATCGCGTCCAGTTTCTGTTCGTATGGTAGATGCTTCATAACGCGGTCATAAGAGGCCCTGAACGCCTCGTTCTCTGCCCGCAGGATTGGCACGCCGAAGCGCAGCTTGCACTCTGCGCGGACATCTTCATGGGTCTGGTCGCCAAGCTGGGCCGATATGTCGGTGAACCAGCGTTGTGCCAGCCTATTCTGGACGTGTGAGCGTAGTGCGCCTTGCGTCCACGTCACTGTCAGGGGCAGTTTGCGCCCCCGAAGCAACACCGACAGCGCGTCAACGTGTTCGGGTTCCCTGATGACTTTAGTCGGCATCAGAAGGCTTCCTTTTCCGTCCAGCGTTTCACGCCCGCAATCTCTGCGCCCTTGTGGTTCTTGGCGACGTAGGCTTCGATGAAGGCGGTCACGGCATCGCGGTCGTTCTGAGCAATCCAGTGAAGTGCAGCGCGATGGTCCTCAATCTTGTAGTGGTGGACCGTGCGCATTCCCTTCACCGTGTCTTTTTGCTTGGCACTGGCCTCCTGTGCCGCCTGCTGCGCCATAGCGGCTTTCTCAGCGGCATCTCGCTGCGCTTGGATGTCTGACGCCTGAGCGGCTCGTGCGGCCTCCTGTGCCTCACGCTTGGCCTTCTCAGCGGCTTCCCATGCGGCTCGCTTTTCTGCCTCCTTCTGGGCAGCGAGCGCGCGCTTGAACGGGTCTTGCGCCGCGACAATTCCCTTGGAGATGCGTGCAAGGTCTTCCTGCGTAGGCTTCCACCTCGCCACCTCTGTTTTCCAAGCCTCATGCAGCGGCTTCGTGGCCTCATCGCGTGCGTCATTCACGTCTTTAATTGCGGACTTGATGGATTTTAGAAGGCTATCGGTGGCCTTTAGCTGGGCCTCATCCTGCACTGGCTCTCCGTCAAGCCAGTTGCCTGCTTCCTCAATAACATCACCGTAGGGCGCAAGTGCCACGTCGATTGGGTCGGGTGGGTTATTTCCGCCGATTGTGGCGCGTGGGTTTTCTTGTGTCATGGTTATGTCTCCTATTTCGCCTCTAATATGGGATAGAATCTCCGTCGATGTCGGAATTGTCCGGCATGGTCAGGTTTTTTTTCGCTGCGTTCTTAGCCGCGACGACATCAGCGTGCGCTGCGGTAGGTTTGGGCAAGTTTGACCAGCGGTCTTTCAGGTCGTCCAAGCTGTCAGCCTGCGCGAGATATTCTGTGGCCTGCTTGATTGCCTGCGGGTCAACCTCGGGCGGCTTGGGCGCTTCGCGCTTCGGTGCAGCTTTGGACGCTGCGTTGCCATCGTCGTCTTCGGGGGCGATGCCGCAAAGACTTTCAATGCCGACGCGCTTTGCATAAGTCGTGGCCGACTTCATTCCCTGCATATCGTTTTTAGACACGATAAGCGGCACGTCGCAAAAGATGTGCGTGTCGCTCTCACCGTGGCTCAGAGTGGTGCGCATCATGTTAGTGCCTTCCATAGGCACGATGCTGCTCCAGACTGAAACCCCGTTTTGGTTCAACGCAGGCAGTGCAACCTGCATAACGTCCGCCAAGTCGGCGTACTTGCTGCGAAAGTGCGGGTTCACCGCTCCCTTGACCACAGGCCCCATTTCGGACTGCGCGGCGGCCAGTGCCGTATATACGTTCTTGTGTTGCGTCATTTCTGTGTCTCCCGTTTTGCGTTTAGGTCAGCCAGCGCCTTGCGCACCTGCTCAACCATTTCCTCTGCCGTGGCGTAGCTGCTTTCGCGCACGATGATTTGAATTTGCCCGATGCAGTAGGCTCGGTCCCATTCGCGGCTCATTCGAAGTCCAGCCCGTCGCACATGCTGTGAATTGCGTGCTGTAGGTCTGTCGGCAGCGAGGCTAACTTGACATCTACGCCCAAGATGGTGAGCGTCTGCACCTCGATTGTTTTATCGATGACCGCTTCCCATGTAGGCGAGCCATGCACGCCGTAGCTGTCGGTCTCTGTCTCCGCGACGTAGTCAATCTCTATGTCGTCGCTGGCGTATTTTGCTGTTACTGTCATTTTACATACCTCTCTTGACTGGCTCTTGATACCGCGCTACCCATGCGCTTGTAAACAGGAAAATGCAGCTAACCAAAAAAAGAGAGATGAGATACGATGAAAGCAACGAACAAAGAGGGCAGAGAATTGGGATTTAGAGGACGCCATAAAAACCGCCGTGACGCCAACGAGGCCGACCTTGTAGCGGAACTTCGCGCACACGGGTTTAGCGTTTACATGATGGACCAGCCGCTTGACCTGCTGGTGGGCTATGCTGGCCGGACGTACCTTGTCGAGATTAAGACGGAAAAGGGCAAGCTGACGGACCCGCAGCTTGAGTTCCTCGCGCACTGGCGGGGCGATGCAACCGTGCTGCGCACTAGCGCCGATGTGCAGTTATTCGCGCGGATGGTGAAGGGGGTTCCCTGCGATGGATGACCTACGCCCGACCATCCTGTCTTATCTCCGCATCATCCCTGCTGCCAACACCGACATGATTGCGCGCGAACTGGGCCTGTCGCATAGGGCAGTGCAGGACACGCTGCACCGAATGGACGATGCTGGCGACGTATTTTTGCGCTGCGGATGGTATCGGCTAAGTGAAGCTGCTAAGACCTCGCTTGCAAGAGGCTGAAAAGTGCTTTAGAAAGAAAAGCGGCGGCGAGTGCTACAAACACTGCGCCGCCTTGAAGGCGCGAAGTTCTGGGGAGTTCGTCCGCGCCTTGACCGAAGATATACCGTAGATACGGGCGCGCTTCAAGAACCCTCCTGACTTTTGACGCTTTGAAAGAAAAGCGAAGCAGAAACAGGCAGGCCTTTCCTCAATAGGTCTATTCACCGGGGACCAACCCCACCCCGTCTTGACCCGGTCCTAACTAGGCCAAGACAGAAGCGCGACAATAAACCCACCGACCGATGCGCATACTGGCGTACAGTTCGGGGACCGAGAAATCGGGGCAGGAGAAAACCCTGCGGGCAGCGGCTGGCCACCGATAAAAGGCATCGCGTGGATACGGTGAAGGAAGTGTTAGGGCTGTCCTGTATATCGGGGGCAGTAGCGGGGGACGGCTATTGTCTAAAGCTAACTCACTGATAAAAGTTACAAAAAGTTGTTGACCTTGACTTAGGTGTTTGCAATTATGCGAATTGCGCGGCTAGGCTGATTCCCGAAAAGGTGGTTCTCCCCCACCCTGCCAGCGCATCATAGGGGGTGCGCCAAGGAGGGCGATTTATGACTTGTATCAGTAAAGAAAAAGACAAGATTGAAGTCGAGATAATCATGTCAATGCTCATGCGTTCTGCGGGAAAGCACTTGCACAAAGAGAAGAAAACTAAAGACAAAATTTTTTTGGACATGGGGGCGTTCTTAGAAAAGAAGCCAGAGTTTCCAAGTTCTTTCTATGTTTGTGACAGGACTACTGATGAGCGTTTGTACACTACATCCCCAGAAGATATTGTTGTGTCTCCAGCCAAAGCAATCGGTGAGAGAATTGAAATAGCTTGTCTCGATGACGGTGGTGTACTGAAGTGGATGTGTCTGAAGCCGATAAGGCCGCCAAAAGGAGTGGCTGCTATAACAAACATGCCTGTTGATTGGTTTTCTCTGCACTCAAGGAAATATGCCCCTGATGGATTGGATTGTTACGTCAAGCAGCCAATGGCAATCACTAAAGATGGCATTGTCTCAAGGATTAAGCCGTTAGGTTGGAGTGGGTTTGACTCTAAAAAATTTCAGTCGGAACAAACGGAATATTTGTGTTTGATACTTTCAGTGTTTGAGGATGCAGTTAGGTCAGACTCGTATCTTGCTACTGTTGAAGAGCATGTAAAGTTGATGTTTCCTGTTGGGTCGGATGCTCTGAAGGCATTTTTCGCAATGCGTGATGGATATTGCAATACGCCAACGGGACGAAAAAACCCTATTTTGCACTGGTGTTCTGAGCATCTGAGGAAAACGGGAGGCAATCGTGCTTCTATTGTGTCAGCGCATAAGCGCGGGGCAACTGAGTTTGCATGTGGCCCGATGACGCTTACCATTCAGGAAAACGAGGGTTATTCAAAATATGCTTGAAACCCCATCAGACATCTTGAGCCACCACGCATCGCACGAAGCCGTAGACAGCTTCATTTCGTGGCGGAAGAAAATCAGGAAGCCACTAACAGAGCGGGCGGCAGTTATGATTGCCGCAACGCTCCGTAAGATTAACGAGGATAATGGAGACGCCACCGAGGCGCTTGACATGGCGCAGGAACACGGCTGGCAAACCATCAAACCAGATTGGTATTGGAGACAGAAAAATGGGAACGGAACTAACAACAAAAATAGCAGCGCCGACGCCACGGTTGACGCAATCTCTTTCGCCGCAAGAGCGCATCGGACACCGAACGAAGATTGCTTTTGAGGTCGAGGTCATCATGCACAGTTATTGGCAGTCAACGCCACCAGAGCAGGTAAAGGCCGCTATCTTGGCTGACTGGTGCGATGCTCTTGAGGACTGGACGCAGGAGCAGGTGGTGTGGGCGCTACGGAAGTGGCGCAACGAGAACCCGAACAAACGGCCAAACGCGGGTCACATCTTGGCATTGATGAAGGAGGCGCGCGGGAAGAAGATTGCGGCACAGCTTCCCAAGCAAGAACAGGACGACGCACGCGAGCGGGTCAGCGCAGATAGGGCGGCGGAGATTATGGCGCAGGCTGGTTTTAACATCCGGCGGTTTCCAAAATAATTGCGATTTGTGCGCAAAGCATGTTTACACGTTCGCAAACTTGCGATAGTAAGGTGGTGTACCAATTAAGGAGACAAGAAAATGACAATCGCCATCAAAGACGCCGTAGAAACCATCAATCGCGTAGAAGCTGCAATGATTGCAGAGATGACTGATGCCCAATATTCCGCCTACATCTCGATTGCAGAAGAAGACCGCAAAGCAATGCTCTACGCAGCTTACAAAATCACACGCTAATCAACGGGGGCTTCAGTCCCCAACACCAACCAAGGAAACGACATGACAGAAATCACAATCTCTAACGTACACGACCGAGGCTTTGCCTTCGCAGTTACACCTACCGGCGAGCAAGTATTCATCCCGCCACACACGCTTGCAGGCAACACTCTGCGAGCTGGCGATACAATCAAGGCAGTGCTGGTGGTCAACCCGTCAGACCGTTCTGCGCACGGTACGCCTTGGATGGCGGTGCGGCTTGATGGTGACGAAGAAACCGTCGCGCATGTGACCGACAGCAACCTCGCGGACGACATCGAGGCGCGTGACAAGGCGGTTCTGGAGACCGTGAATGAGAACGTCTACGTCACAACCGCCGAGATTGCCACGACGGTCGGCATTGACCCTAAGAGCGCAGGCAACAGCGCCTTGCGCCTGTTCAACGCTGGCAAGATTGCCAAGGCGGACGTTTACGCCAAGCCCGGTCAGGCTCGGTCATCATTCACGCTCTGGGCGGCTGACGCCAAGCGCTTTGTGGAGGAAGCATAATGTTGATGACAGCAGCGACATGCCTCGCCCTCGCAGTGTACCACGAGGCGCGTGGTGAAGAGATCGACGCACAGAAGGCCGTGGCCGAGGTGGTCCTGACCCGCGCAGCGCACAGCGACTTCCCGATGACGGTCTGCGGTGTTGTGACTGAGCATCGCACGCCAGACACGCGCCCTTGGGCTTGCCAGTTCTCGTTCTACTGCGACGGCAAGAGCGACACGCCTACCGACGCGACAGCATGGCTCACAGCGCAGGAGATCGCCCGTGAGGCCCTAGACGGTGACATTCTGGGGATTGGGGCCACGCATTACCACACGCTCGCTGTGAAGCCTGTTTGGCGGCACCAGCTTGAGGTCGTCGGCGTGATCGGCAGCCACGTTTTCTACAACGACGGTGGCTGCCATCTGCCAGCTTGCTCTGAGCGCCCAGTGATGCGGCCAGAGCGCAAAGAGGTGACGCAATGAAACACTTAGACAAGGTGGCGGAATTGTATGCGAAGGGCCTTACGCAAGAACAACTTGAGAAAGAGTTAAACTTGTCTCGGTCATCAATTACAAAGCTAATATCAAGAGGCCGTGATGTTGGTATCATACCTCGGCGAGAACCCGTGACGCCTCAAGCAAAAATCAACAATCAGCTAATCAAATACAACGTATCGCGCGGCACGGTTTCTCAAATGCTTCTGCAAATGCCAGAAGATGCGCGGGTTTGGGTTATGGAGAGCGTGCCAAGAGGTGCGACCATAGCGGAGTTCACTGCGTCTATTTTGTTGGACGCTTACCACGACGAACATTCGGAAGGATAAAATAATGTTTAATCTCACAATCGCAGGCAACGTGGGCAAAGACGCCCAGCTACGCCGCACGCAGTCAGGCGAGCCTGTTCTAGGCTTTTCGGTGGCCATTGACCAAGGCAAGGACAAGAACGGCAACAAGCGCGACAGCGTATGGGTAAGCTGTTCAATCTGGGGCAAGCGCGCTGAGAGCCTAGAGCGCTACATCACCAAGGGCACAAAGATTGCTCTTAGCGGACGTCCCGGCGTTGATGTTTACGAAGGTCGTGGGCAGCTTAAACTGTCTGTCAACGAACTGACGTTCATGGGCGGAGGTCAGGAAGGCGGTCAACGCGATAGCGGTCAGAGTGGACAGCAAGGTGGCGGCTTTGCCAATGCTGACCTTGACGACGACTTGCCATTTTAGATGAAACCTTGGCGCGCAGGAGACCCGGTAGGGATGGGAGAGATATACCTTCCCGACGCCAAGTCTCAGGCCGCCTACGCCAACGCCTGCCGCGTGGCATTGATCGAAAGCGCAGCGCGGCACGCAATCAACCTACCCACGCTTCAACAGCGACGGGACTACATCAGCAAACAGCCAGCCGCTTCGGTGGATGCCCTCAAGGAAAGGATTAGAGAACTATGGGAGAAACAAAAGTGAGCAAGGAACTGACGGACAAAATGCGTGATAAGCTGGCGGCAGGTTTCGCTGCGGGCGACCGCATCGCGCAGCTTGAAGCTGAGAACAAACTCCTAAACGAGCAACTAGACGCAATAGAAGAGATGGGCACAGAGAGCCTCAACGCCCTGCCTGACTGTCTGATGCGGCTGGCTCCTGCACTGGTGGAAAATGATGAGTTAAAGGCCAAGCTGGCGAGGGCAGTGGATGCGTTTACCCGCATTGACGATTTGACGTGCCACAACATGCCAATGACCGCGAGAGATGAACAAGCCGTCAACCGTGAAGCCCGCACCACCCTCGCAGAACTGAAGGGAGAGACAGATGAGTGACTGTAAATGGCCCGATGGAACTTGTGCCTGCTATGCCCAAGAAGCAGTAAAGCCTGACTATGCTGGGCGAGTATGGATGCACTGTGAGGAAGGGCTTTCAATGACCAAAGCGAGCATGTCTCGATTCGTGATGTTCTGCATTCGCAACCGCATCGAGATTGGCACTATTCACCTGTTCAACCCAAGCTACGAGCGCTGCCAAGTGTCAGCATCCTTACGTTTGAAGCCCGAACAGTTCGCTGCGTTCGAGGCAGAGACAGGGGGCAAGCTGCGTAAACCACCACGCATCTCGCTTAACTCAAGCAGTCCAGCGGAAACCCTCGCAGAACTAAGCAGCGTTAGCTGCGCTAACTTGAAAGGAGAGACAGATGAGTAAGAAGATACACACCGAGAACGAGGTCTATGCCATGCTCAACGCCGCATTGGCCAACCGCACGCAATCCAGCCTTGCGGATGAAATTGGCCTGAGCCGCTCATACTTCAACGAGATCATCCGCCGTCTGCGTCCGCCATCAAGCGAGGTGCTGCGCTATCTAGGGCTGCGCAAACATGTTGTTTATGTCAGCCAAGACAAGGAATAGAATTGCAGGGGCGGTGAATGTGTTGGCGCATTCGGTAGCTACGTCAGCCGGGAAGAAGTTACGACTGCAAAGCGAAAAGATCGCCCCTGCCCGAACACACTAGCGCCGGGCGCAAACGATGGAAAGACCAAAATGCACAGGACTGACATTCTCAGCACCGCCAACAGTTATATCACACAGGACCGCGCAGCGACGCACGGGGATGCCGAGGACAGTTTCTCCCAGATCGGGGCCGCATGGACGTGGTGGCTCAACGAGCGCCTCACTGCGCCTATTTCAGCGCATGACGTAGCTATGATGATGACGCTTTTTAAGCTGGCGCGCACCAAGGGCAATCCAACGCACATCGACAATGCAATCGACGGCTGCGGATATCTCGCAATCGCTGGCGAATTGGCTACAGGCGATGACTAGCAAGGTCGGAACAGCGCATGTAGCAATAGACGCAAGTGAAGCTGACATGGAGGTCGTGGCAGAGCTGTGCGAGTTCCTGCATGATACGTTTGAGCGGGAGATCGAGGATGGGACGACACCCGCCGAATTGGTTTTGGCGATCGGCACGGTCTTGTCATACATGTTTGGTGAAGACGACGGGCAGATGCACTGATGGACGGCAACCCGTGATTTTGCTATTATCACCTTGACCGTTTCCGTCGGAGGGGGTCTGCCGTTTTCGTCGGAGGGGTCCAGTGCGATTATCTATCAGCGCCAACACGAAGGAGATGGAGGATCGCCTGACCAATCTGGTCATTAAGCAAATCCCGTTTGCTTTGAGCCGGACCGTCACCAAGGTGGCCACGCTCACCCGCGATGAGCAAATCTATCAAGAGTACAACAAGTTCTTTGAGATGAAGAACAAGCCGTTCTTTCGGTCTGTTCACTCCGTCGCTCCCGCCCAGCTTCGCTTCACCAAGCAGACAGGCGTGGCCGTAGCGTCGATCCAGAGGCAGGACAGCCCGCGACCCGTTGGGACACTGCCAGCGCGCGGCGGTCGCAAGGCTAACACCACCTTCATGGAGAGGCACGCAAAGGGCGGGATTAAGACGCCCAAGGGGAAGTTCATTGCAGTGCCTATCAGCGGTGCCAACCTGCCTCGCAAGAAGGGTGGACGCGAAGCTGGTGCGATTTTTGAGGGCAAGAAGCCCAAGGCGTTGCTGCAAGGCCGTGGCTTTATCGTAAACACCAAGAAGGGCAAGTCAGTGCTGTTCCGTCGCGTAGGCAGGGGCAAGAAGTCCACCATCGAGGCGATGTATCACTTGCAACCTTCCGCCTCCATCAAGGGCGGATACAACCCGGCAAGGGCAGCGCGCATCGGTGTAAAGAAACACTTCAAGCCGACATTCCAAGAAATGTTTGTCAAAGCGCTCAGGACTGCAAAACTTCGTTGACCGTTTGCCTCGGAGGGGCTTAACCGTTTGCCTCGGAGGGGTTGACCGTTTGCGCTGGAGGGGTCGTCCCGTTTTCGTCGGAGGGGGGTGCCGTTTTCGCTGGAGGGGGTGCCGTTTGCCTCGGAGGGGGTCGCTGCGGTGCAGAGACGGCCATGCTGCTGCGCAGAAACGTCCATGCTGCGGCGCGGCATGTGCAAGCCATTGATTTTATTGTGTTTTTTGGGATAGGGCGGAAAAATACGGGGCGCGGCGTATTTTTTGTGGAAAAGGCTTGGCAAGCGTTCGGGGCCGCCTTAGATAGGTTTTATCGCAATAACGCGAACAACGTACCTATAAGAAAGAAAGGCAAAACCATGCGCAAACAAGTAAAATTCACTTTTCAAATTGGATACCAAACGGAATCGCGCGATTTTGAGGCCGCTATAGCATTCGCGGCGTCAATTCATTGCGGGGGATGCACCACCTCGAACAAAACCGGATTTTGGACGCAGGACGGCGCGTCACATGCAAAGCGGTTCACAGGCGCGTTGGAGCGTGAGCGCTGTTTTGAGCTTGAGCTGACCTGTGAGCTTTCCAAAGCCGAATCTGTCTTTGAGCTTATGCAAGCCGAAATTGCCGCCGCCGCCGCTGATTTTGGCGTCAATACAAACTGGGTGCATGTTTCAGAAATTCAGATGACCGGACGGCATTTCTCTATTGAGAAAATCAACGGCGCTCAAAATCAAAACGCTAACGTCGTTCAATTCAGCGAGGCCGCGAAATGATACGCCGCACGATTTTCGAATTGCTTGCGTTCATGGGCATTATGCTTGTTTTGCTATCCCTTGAATTCACACCCACATCGGACGGCGGCTTAAACGTATTTCTAGGGCCGTTCGGATATCATTTCGCGCAATGGTAAGGCCGCGCGCCATAATCAACCCAATAAGAAAGAAAGAAAGAACCATGAGAAAAGAAACACGCAAAATTGCAATCGCATTCGCATCACGCAAGGCGGCCCGCGCCGCGCGCACCACGACTGACGGTAAGGCCGTCGAATTGCACGGGAACCGAATTGCATGGTTCACGCCGCAAGACACCGGAACCGGGCTAAATAACATAGCGTTTACTCTTGCGGGCTGGCCAAGCGTCACGACGCGCGAAAGACTGAATGGCATTTTGACCGTTCTTGGCTTTCCCTACGTTGGCATTGCGCAACGGCAAGGCCGACAATGGGTTGTCTATAAGGGTCAAAAGGTATGCGAGGTTGAGCCTAACGACGTGTTCACGTTGTCAGACTTGCGCCAATGGGTAGCGGAAAGCGAGGTGGCGGCATGATTTCCCCCCCCATGACTTGTCGCAAGTGCGACGTGCGAAACCCTATGGTTTACTTTGCCCCGGTCGCGGTCGCGCCTTTCCCCGCAACGTGCATCTGCTTTGACTGCGCAAAGGCGCGCGGCTGGACCGATAGGGATGGCAATCTAAAGCCGGGTGTGACGTTGTGAGTGAGAAATCAATCAACGCCGCCGCGCTTGTTATCATGGCCTTGTTGCCCCTGTTCATCTAACTTGAATTGCCCCGCCATTGCGCGGGGTTTTTCATATCTGACACCACGCCCGGCCATTGCGCCGGGTTTTTTTGTGCCTTGCCCCGGCTTGCCCTATGCAAGCGCGACCCGGCGGACCGATAGGCCAGCACGCCAACGCGACCCGTGTGACGCCCTATGCACCGCGACCGCACCCAGCACCCATTAAAATCAGACTAGGCCACTCACGGGCGCTTATATAGGCGCTGACGGGCTATTCTATGGCACGCGGCGCAACGGGTCCTATGGGGCGGAATGGCATGCGGGTACGCGGAGAGCGCATATGTTTCCTAGTCACAAAAAGTTATGATAAGGTCGTCTAACATCAAGGAGTTTGATATGGCCACGGTTCTGGAACTTGCCGAGCATCTGGGGATGTCGCACAAAAACGCTAACGAACTTATCAAAAAGGGCGTTATCGAGGCAAAAGGCAGAGGAAAATACGACCTAGACGTTGCCCGAAAGCAGTATATCACACATGTTCGTGAGGTTGCGGCTGGTCGTGCTAAAGTCGGTGACTTGGACTTGCAGGAAGAGCGCGCTCGGTTGGCAAAGGAGCAGGCTGACGCGAAAGAGATGGAGAACGAGGTTCTGCGCGGCTCTTTGGTTGCGATTGAGGATGTCGCGGCTTCAATGGAGAAGCAGCTAACAAGGGTTCGCACGAAGTTGCTTGCCGTTCCGACGAAGGTTGCGCCTGAAGCGCACGCTTCATCGAACGTGAAAGAGGTCCAGCAACTACTGGAGGACGCAATTATTGAGGCGCTAAATGAGCTTGTCGGATACAGCCAAGAAGACACAGAGGAAGATACTTGACGCTCGGCTTCGTGGAGCAATCACAGTATCTCTAAAGCCACCGCCGAGGCTGAATGTCAGCGATTGGGCGGACACCTATCGGCAGCTTTCCAGTGAGAGCAGCGCCGAAGCGGGGAAATGGTCAACGAGCCGTGCGGAATATCAGCGCGGCATGATGAACGCCGTGTCTGATCCTGACGTTGAGAACGTGGTCCTGATGACTGCGGCGCAGATTGGCAAGACTGAGTTGATTAACAACGTGGTTGGTTATCACATCCACCAAGACCCGGCTCCGATGTTGGTGGTGCAGCCGACGCTTGAGATGGCGCAGACGTGGAGCAAGGACCGATTGGCTCCTGCTATTCGTGATACACCTGCTTTGAGCAACAAGATCAAGAACCCCCGCAGCCGAGACAGCGGCAACACTACGCTACATAAGGTGTTTTCTGGCGGTCATGTTACAGCATGTGGTGCTAACAGCCCATCATCTCTGGCATCTCGCCCTTGTCGGATCATCCTTTGTGATGAGGTTGACAGGTATCCTATCTCGGCGGGAACTGAGGGCGATCCTGTTGGGCTGGCCAAGCGTCGTTCTGCGACATTCTGGAACCGCAAGATCATCTTGGTGTCCACGCCTACGGAAAAGGGTGCGAGCCGAATTGAGCAGGCTTACGAAGAGAGCGACAAGCGCAAGTATTTTGTTCCGTGTCCTGACTGTGGAGAGCATCAGGTTTTGGCGTGGTCCAATGTGCGTTGGGAAACGGATAAGCCGAACACAGCGGAATACACCTGCGAGCATTGCGGTTCTCTGTGGCCAGATGTGAAGCGGTTTAGGGCTATCAGGCAGGGCGAGTGGCGAGCAACGGCTGAGGGGGATGGAAAAACGGCAGGCTTCCATCTCAGCGGCCTGTATTCTCCGTGGACGCCTATGGCTGACACGGTTCGAGACTTCTTGGCGGCCAAGCGTGACCCGATGCGGCTCAAGACGTGGGTAAACACGTTTCTTGGCGAGACTTGGGAGGAGCAGGGCGATCAGATTGATGAGTACGACCTGATTGAGCGGCGCGAGGACTGGGGGCCTGATCTGCCGGATGAAGTTCTGATGCTTACTGCCGGGATCGACGTTCAGGATGATCGACTTGAGTACGAGATCGTTGGCTGGGGCCGGGGTGAAGAGAGTTGGTCGATCCGGTATGAGACGCTTTACGGCGATCCGTCCACAGCGGAATTATGGATGCGCTTGGACACGGCTCTTGGCGAGATATATAATCACCCATCTCACGGCGAGATGGTGCTGAGATCGGCCTGTATCGACACTGGCGGCCACTACACGCAGCAAGTCTACAACTACGCTCGCCAGCGTGCAGGCAGGCGGGTGTTCGCAATTAAGGGTGTTGGTGGTGAGGGTAAGCCAATCGTAGGCAGACCGACGAAAAACAACATCGGCAAGATCAACCTGTTCCCGGTCGGCACGGACACGGCGAAGGAGTTGGTGTATTCTCGGCTGAAGATGCAGACGCCCGGCGAGGGATACTGTCACTTTCCGCAGGACCGCAGTGAAGAGTTCTTTCGGATGCTGACGGCTGAGAAGAAGATGACCAAATACTTCAAGGGCAGGCCGAAACGCGAGTGGGTGAAGATCAGATCGCGGAACGAGGCGCTGGATTGCAGGGTTTACGCGACTGCTGCACTGGCCATCCTGAACCTAAACTTGGAGACCGTTTACAAAAGGGCGCAAAATGGGCTATTATCACCAGATAAGGCGGCCCCCGCGAGGAGGCCGTCTATTCCGCGCAAAAACAGCTTCGTTCACGGGTACAAATAATGGCAAATCTCTTTGATGCTGACAATGCCCCTGAAGGTGAGCCTTTGGAAATTGTCGTTGGAGACTTCCTCCAGTGGAAGCGTTCTGACTTGGTGGCGGACTATCCTCCGGCTGATTACTCTGCGGAATATGTGGCTCGTATCACTGGCGGCGGCTCTAATGAGATCAAGCTGACAGGGACGGAAGACCCCAAGTATTACCTTTTCACAGTGGACAGTTCCACCTCATCGGATTTTCTGCCCGGTTACTACCACTGGCAACTTGAGATCACCCAAACATCATCTGGCAACCGCATTGTGGTGGATCAAGGCGACTTTAACGCCCTCCCTGACCTTGATGACAATCAGGCTGATCCGCGCATCCATGCTGAAAAGATGATAACCAAGATTGAGACTATCTTGGAGGGCAAGGCTGACAGTGACGTGTCGAATTACTCGATTGCGGGACGGTCTTTGACCAAGATGACCTTTGAGGAGCTACTTGAGGCGCGAGATCGCTATCGCCGTGAGTTGGTCCAGCATGAGAACAAAGAGCGACTGAAGCGCGGCAAGTCTGGCGGCTCAACGATTAAGGTGAAGTTCTGATGGGTATTCTCGACGTGTTCCGCCGCAAGGAAAAGCCTACTCAGAAGCGGAACTACGCCGCAGCGAATAAGGGTCGGTTGTTTGCTGACTTTGTGGGAAGCAACCGCAGCGCGGACAGCGAGATCAGGTGGGCGCTAAACGAACTGCGCAACCGCTCACGCGATCTAGAGCGGAACAACGAATACTTCCGTCGTTACTTGCAGCTTTTGCGGACCAATGTCGTTGGTGACAAGGGTTTCCGGCTTCAGGTGAAGGCGGTCAACCCTGACGGGTCGCAGGATGTCGCAGGCAGCCAGATTATTGAGGATGCTTGGTCTGAGTTCGCTCGCTTGGGTGGCCCGACTGTCAGCGGCAAGATGAGCCTGATTGACCTTGAGAACCACATCATCAGCGCGATGGCCCGCGATGGAGAGGTTTTTCTGCGTATTGTGCGCTCAAACACGCTCCGGCACGGTATCGGGGTTCAGATTATTGAGCCTGATCGTGTTGATGAGGAAATGAACGAGCGGTATCGCAACGGCAACGATGTACGCATGGGCATTGAGTTGGATAATTTCCGCCGCCCGATTGCCTATCACGTCTTGCTGAATCACCCCGGCGATTACGACTACACGACGCTGGCTACAGGCACAAAGCGTGCGCGCGTTCCTGCCTCTGAGATTATGCACATCTACCGTCAGGAGCGTGCCGACCAAACGCGAGGCGTTCCGTGGTCATCTGCGGCTATTGCTGCCCTAAAGATGCTTCATGGCTATCGTGAGGCCGAACTTGTCGCAGCCCGCACTGGTGCAGCCAAGATGGGTTTCTTTACGTCCCCCACGGGCGATGGCTTCACTGCTGACGGTTACGAGGACACTCATACGCCTATCTATGACGCTGAGGCTGGTACGTTTCACCAGTTGCCTGCGGGTGTTGACTTTAAGCCGTTCGACCCGACGCACCCGACATCGGCCTTCGCTGACTTTGAGAAGTCTATCCTTCGCGGCATCTCTGGTGGCTTGGGCGTCAGCTATACGTCACTGGCGAACGACCTTGAGGGAACCAGCTACTCATCCATCCGTCAGGGTGCGCTTGAGGAGCGGGACTTCTACCGCACCTTGCAGACTTTCATGGTGGACCACTTCCTTGACCCGCTATACCGCGTCTGGCTGGATCACGTTACAGGCTTTGCGCTAATCCCGATTACGGGGCCGGGCAAGTATGAGAAGTTCAGCCGGACATTTACGTTCCGGCCTCGCGGTTTCCAGTGGGTTGACCCGCTCAAGGAGATCAACGCGGCGGTTGTGGGCTTGCAGAACGGCATCTTGAGCCACAGCGACATTGCTGCGAACTACGGTCGGGACGCTCAAGAGACCTTTGCGCAAATTCAGCGCGACAATCAGGACGCGGCTCAATATGGCCTGACGATGGCCTACCAGCCGTTTGGCGACAAGCAGCCCGTGCCAGCGGAGGTTGAAGATGGCGACGTATAAGCCGAACAAAGGCATGGTTGAGGCTGCCGAGCGTGCGCTTGAGTGGCGTCGTGAGTATGGCCGAGGCGGAACTGATGTTGGCGTTGCCCGCGCCCGAGACATATCCAACGGTAAGGACTTGTCTGAAAGCACTGTGAAGCGGATGTATTCGTTTTTCAGCCGCCATGAGAACAACAAGTCAAAACACTATTCGGCCAAAGAGACAGACGGTGGCCCGACTGCGTGGCGGATCGCTTGGGATTTATGGGGCGGAAACGCAGGATTTTCTTGGTCCAAAGGGATTGCTGAGGGTTTGGATGATGAGCGGTCTGTGCAAGTTGACGCAGATTGTGATATTATGGCTCAAGCAAATGAGGATTGCGCTATGACTGATGAAAATAGAGCCGAGCCTGACGGCTTGAGCGTAGGCGACTACGTTCAGTGGGACAGTTCTGGCGGGCAGGCATACGGTCGCGTTGATCGCATCGAGCGTGACGGGCAGATCGAGGTTCCTGACGCTGACGTAGTTGTGAACGGCGACGAGGACGACCCTGCGGCTTTGATTGAAGTCTACCGTGAGGGCGAAGATGGCTGGGAAGCCTCGGGCGTTATGGTCGCTCACCGTTTTAGCACTCTCACAAAGACCGATGAGCGTGGCTACAAAGACAAAGACCGCTTCAGCCGCGATGACATGAAGACACGCGCTATGGACGGCGCTGCGGACGTGATTAACGAGGAAACTCGCACAGTTCGCATCGCAATCTCTAGTGAGGCTCCTGTTGAGCGTAGCTTCGGTGCGGAAATTCTGGACCACAACGAGACATCCATTGACCTTGAGTTCGCTCGGTCGGGTCGGATGCCTCTCTTGCTGGACCATGATCCACGTCAGCAAATTGGCGTGGTTGAGAACGTAAGCCTTGATGGGTCGAGCCGCGTGCTGCGGGGAGATGTGCGTTTCGGAAGGAACGGACTTGCCAAAGAGGTTTTCGATGATGTGATGGACGGTATTCGTTCTAACATCAGCGTTGGCTATGCAGTCAACAAAATGGACCGTGAGGGCAAGGATAGCTACCGTGTTTCCTCTTGGTCGCCAATGGAAGTTTCTGTTGTTTCTATCCCCGCTGACAGGACAGTCGGAGTGGGCCGGAGCGCGGATGACGACCTTCAGACCCGTAAACCTGCAACACCTCTAAAGGAGGATGCTACCATGACTGAGAATACTCAGATCGACATGGAAGCGGTGAAGGCCGAAGCTGCCCGTTCCGCTGCCAAAGAAACTGCCGAGATGTACCGTCTCGCCAGCAAGCACAACAAGCGTGACCTCGCTGACAAAGCTATCCAAGATGGCAAGTCGCTGGCCGAGTTCCGTGGCGACCTTCTGGACGTTATCGGCACAAAGCCTCTCGATGACAGCGAGATCGGCATGAACAAGCAAGAAGTTCGTAACTTCTCGCTGATGAAGGCCATCCGCGCGATGTCCAACCCAAGCGACCGCAAGGCGCAAGAAGCTGCTGCTTTCGAATTTGAAGCCGCTGCCGAAGCTGCCAAGCGTGACGGTGTTGACCCACAAGGTCTCTACATCCCGTCCGACGTGCGCCGTTCTTGGGACTTGTCGAAGCGTGACATGAACACCACAGATGACGCAGCGGTTATCGCTGAAGACTTCCGTGGCGGTGATTTCATCGACGTTCTGCGCAACGCTTCGTCCGTGATGCAAGCTGGTGCAACCATGCTGACTGGCCTTCAGGGTGATATCAAAATCCCCAAGAAGACTGCTGCATCGGCTGCTGGCTGGATCGCCACTGAAGGTGGTGCTGCTTCTGAGAGCGAGCCTACACTCGGCCAAGTCACCATGTCCCCCAAGACACTTGGTGCCTTCACCGACATCACTCGCTTGATGATGATGCAGTCCAGCTTGGACATCGAAGCCCTTATCCGTAACGACCTCTCGGTCGCTATTGCTCAGGCAATGGACCTCGGTGCGCTTGCAGGCTCCGGTGCTTCCGGTCAGCCCACAGGCATCAAGAACGTGTCCGGCATCAACGCGCCAACATCGTTCGCTGGTGTGAACCCAACCTTTGCCGAAGTAGTGGCAATGGAGACCGCTGTTGCCGAGGACAACGCTCTGATGGGCAACCTCGCATACATCCTGCCAGCAGGCATGTACGGCGCTCTGAAAACGACGACCAAAGACTCCGGTTCCGGTCAGTTCGTTGTTGAGCCGGGCAACACGATCAACGGTTATCGCTCGATTGTATCGAACCAAGTCACCGCTGGTGATCTGTACTTCGGTAACTTCAGCGACCTGCTGATCGGCATGTACGGTGGCCTCGACATCACAGTCGATCCCTACACCAACTCGACAAGCGGCACCGTTCGCATCGTCGCACTGCAAACGATGGATGTCGCGGTTCGCCACGCTGTATCGTTCGCATACAACAACGACGGCGCATAATGACGCTATCATGGGGAGGGCTTCACGGCCCTCCCTACCCCACAAAGGAGAAACCCATGCCTCACGTCATTCTGAAGTCCTGCGTAGCTGGCGGCCAACGCCGTAATGCTGGCGACATTGTTGAATTGTCGGTGGATGAGGCGTCTCAGCTTTTGGCAATGGGTCGTGTGTCAGTCGCACCTGAGCCTAAGCCCGTTATTGATACGAACCGTTCCGTTGGCTTGCAGGCTAGTAAAGCCTCGCCAGTGAAAAAGCGTGGTAAGAAAAATGCAGATTAAGTTGCTCAAGAAGGCCCAGTGGAATGGTCAAACACGTCGCGTCGGTTCTATCCATGAAGTTGACGACGCCACTGGCTCTAAGCTGCTAGAGCGCGGCTTGGCCGAGGTTTACGATCCATCGGAGGTCAATGATGCCCCTGCCACTGACGAGTGACCTTGAGACCATTCTGAGCCTTGATGAGTTCGCGGTTGTGGCAAACTACCAGCGCAAGAACGCTGCGGGCGACAGCCAGATCAACGTGATTTTCGACAACGAGACTGTTCCTATTGACGCTGGCGGCTTTGTTCAGGTCCATGAGGAGCAGCCTCGCGTGAGTTGTCGCACATCAGACATTCCTTATATTTCTGAGACGGACCAAATGCTCATTCAGGGTATTCTTTACACGGTGCGGGCTTGGGTGCATGACGGGACAGGAATGACCGTTGTGCAGTTGGAGAAAACCTAATGCCCCATGTCCGCCAGCAAATTCGAGACCGTATCGCGTCTGACCTGAAAACTGGCGTGCCGCTGGTGAGAAACCGCGTCTACACTTCGCGGGTCTACCCTTTGACGGCATCCGACCTTCCGGCGGTTACGGTTCATACTGGCACAGAAACATCGTCTCTGATGGCGATGGGGACTGTCACCCTTACACGCAGTGTGTCGATCAGCGTTGATGCTTATGTCCGCGCGACAGACAGCTTTGATAACGACGTTGATGCGATCTGCGTTCAGATTGAGGACGCACTTGGTGGCGACTTCAGGCTTGGCGGCATTGCCAAGGATATTGTTCTAACTGGCACTGAGATTGACTTCAGTGGCGAGGCAGAGCAGCCCGTCGGCATCGCCCGATTAACTTTCGATGTCCGATATGTTACAAGCATTGAAGACGCAAGCACGGCCAGATAACAGGAGGCTCCTATGGCTACACATACCGGCAGCGAAGGGACCGTCAAGGTCGGCACCGACGCAATCGCAGAAATCCGCTCTTTCAGCATTGAGGAAAGCGCAGATACACTTGAAGACACCAGCATGGGCGACACAGCGCGGACCTACAAGTCCAGCTTGACGACCTACACAGGCTCTATCGACGTTTTGTGGGATGAGAGCGATACCGCAGGCCAAGGCGCGTTGACTATCGGCGCTGAGGTGACGTTGAACCTGTATCCTGAAGGCGACACATCTGGCGACACATACCTTTCTGGTTCCGCCATTGTCACAGGCCGCAGTGTAAATTCCTCGTTTGATGGTCTGGTGGAAATGTCTATTTCGGTGCAAGGTAACGGCGCACTGACCACCTCCACGGTGGCATAACCAGAGGAAAAACCATGAGCATTGCCAAGCGTATCGCGGCTAAACGGTCGGAACAGGAACGCAGCTTTGCTGAGGTTGAAGAATGGGGCGAGGCGGATGAGCCGCTTCGCCTTTTCTTTGGCCCGGTAACGGCACGAGACATTGAGAAGGTTCAGCGCAAGCACCCGAACTTTCTGACGAACACAACGATGGGCGCGATGGTCGAGATGATTATTGCCAAGTGTGAGGATGAGGCTGGTGAGAAGGCGTTTACGCTTGAGGACAAACCAATCCTCATGGGTGAGCCTATCAACGTCATCGCCAAACTGTTCGGGAGCGTTTTCGCATCTGACAGCGTTGAGGATCACGAAAAAAACTAAGGAGCGACCCATTTAGGATGAACTTGGTCACTTTGGCAGACCGTTTGCACAAGACGATTGCCGAGATTGAGGAAATCACTCTTTCAGAGTATAATGAGTGGGTCGCATATTTTGGCTTAATTGAGGAACGGCAACACAATGGCAAATGAGATCAACATTGTAGTGTCGGCTCAGGTTGGCGATGCGACCAAAGGCTTGATGCAGGTTCAGCAACAAGTTCAGCGCGTTGACCGCCAGATTAAGAACTCCACAAAGGTTCTTTCCTCTAACGCCAATCAATACAACCGCAACGCTGTGGCTACAAACAAGTGGGCCAAGGGCGCGCTTCAACAAGCGGGTTATCAGGTCGGTGACTTTGCGGTTCAGTTGAGTGGTGGCCAGAACGCGCTTCAGGCTTTCGGTCAACAGGGTTCGCAGCTTCTTGGTATCTTCGGCCCTGTTGGCGCTGTTCTTGGCGCGGGTGTGGCAATCTTCGCCGCGTTCGGTGTGGCTGTTCAGCGGTCTGGTGCAGAAGTCTCTGAGATGGGAAAGGCGCTTGGTGTTTTACAGGAGCCGCTTTCTCAAGTTGCAGGTGCGGTTAAAGGTCTGACATCCTCGTTTGGCTCTGCGTTCCCGACGCTTGTCCAAAACATCGACACGGCATTGATTGCGGTTGGCTTGTTCGCAGGGTTGACGGTGGCAAAGATGGTGCCGTCTATGCTCGCGGCATCTGGGGCCAGCACGATTTTGTCCTCTGCCATGATGACTGTTCGCGCTTCAATTCTGGCGGCTTCACTATCAGCCGGAAAGTTTACCTTTGGCATGGTTGCGTTAAGGTCTGCTGCTTTGCTGACTGGCGCTGCGTTCAAAGCCGTAGGCGCAATTCTTATGAGGTTTCTGCCCATAGCCGTTCTTGTGGGGCTGGCGAAAATGGTTGAATTATTCATGCGGCTTATGAAGGGTGCCGGGGGATTTGGTGAGGCAATGCAACTTCTAGGTGAGTTGTTTTCATCTGTTTTAAGAGGAATGTTGACGGCTGCAACATATCTGCCTGATGGAATGAAAGCTGTTTGGGAGACAATAAAGGCTGGCTTTATGGGAACAATCTTGTTTCTGCAAAAGTCATGGGCTGACTTCCTGCATAGCGTATCTCGCTCCGTAAATGAGATGCCCGGTGTTCCTGATTTTGTTAAGCAGTTTTTAGGGACTGAAGCCATTATGGCTGGGTCAAAAGTTTACGAACTTGAGGCTGCCGTAAATTCTCTCAAAGAATCTGCCTCTGATATGCGCGGAGACGCTTTGTCAGGGATAATTGCGTCATTTGACGGCACTAAAGAGGCTTACGATAAGATAAAGCAAGCCATCAAAGACGGCACCGAGGAAGTGACTATTTTCGGTGACGCTACAGAAAATGCGGCGATAAAGGGGGCTAATGCCCTGAAGGATCAGCTTACTCCCGCTATGAAGCAAGCTATTGCTGTAGGCGACATGGTTGGCAACTCTATGGAGAACGCCATGATGTCTATCGTTGACGGCACCAAGTCGGTGAAAGATGCCTTCAAGTCTATGGCGTCTGAAATCATCAAGGAGTTGTATCGCATCTTCGTGGTCAAGAAGATCACGGGCATGATTTCTAGCTTCATCGCTGACCCCGCTATGTTTGGGGGGCTAGGCGGCACATCTCCTGTCAACGGAAGCGTGATGCCTACAATGCGGCCTTCTGGCGTTCGTGCTATGGGCGGACAGGTCACGGGCAACAAGGCGTATATGGTTGGAGAGCGTGGGCCTGAGATGATCGTGCCTAGCCGGAACTCTCATGTTGTTCCTAACAACCAAATGGGCGGCGGCGGCGTCACAGTGGTGCAAAACATCAACGTCAGCACGGGCGTGCAGCAAACCGTCCGCACCGAGATTAGGACGCTCATGCCGCAGATCGCGGACGCGGCCAAGGCGGCTGTCGCTGATGCCAAGCTGCGCGGCGGCTCATACGGAAGGTCTTTTGCATAATGGCTATCACCTACCCCCTTTCGCTGCCGACAGTTGCAGGAATACGATCTGTTGAGTTCAGGGCGTCAAATGCGGTGGCATATAGCGCATCGCCGTTCACGTTCTCTGGTCAGGCGCACAAGTATCCCGGTCAGATGTGGATTGCGGACATAACCCTGCCCCCAATGAACAACAGGGCCGATGCAGAAGAGTGGAACGCCTTTCTGCTGTCTCTCAACGGTCAGGCTGGCACGTTTCTTCTGGGCGATCCGAATGGCACGGCATTGATGGGCACCGCATCAGCCTGCACGATCACGGGTGACGCTGGATCAAACACTGTCAGCGCAACGGTCCCCAATGGTGAAACGCTCTTGCCGGGTGACTACATCCAGCTTGGCACAGGGGCGGCGTCACGCTTGCATAAGGTCACGCAGACCTACACGGGGACGGGATCGGCGGCTGATCTTGAGATTTGGCCGTCACTGCGCACGGCGGCATCGAGCGTTTCGGCTACGCTTTCGGACTGCAAGGGTGTATTCCGGCTTTCCAGCAATGAAACCGGCTGGGCGGCTGACATCCAGCAATACTCCATCACCTTTGGCGCACGCGAGGCGATATGAGCATTATTCCCACAGAGCTTGCCACGGCATTGGCGCAGGGCACGGTTCAGCCGTTCTACGCTGTTGAGTTCCTGCTAGACGACACTAGCGGCACGCGGGCTGACCAAGCGGGCTATGTGGGCAACCGTGCGATCCGCCTGTGGTCTGGCTATGGCGAGCGGACGATTGACGGAGACACCTATCTTGGCTCGGGCGATCTGATGACGATTGGCGACGTTGAGACGGTCGCGGACATGTCGGCACCTGCCATGAATATCACGCTCAGTGGGATGCCGGGCGACATTGTCAGCTTGGCGCTGCAAGAGCCGTATCAGCGCCGCGACTGCCGAATTTACTTCGGGGCGATTATCAACGCGGCGGGCGATCATTCTGTGTTCACGGCCTATGTTGGCGAACTGAACAAGATGACCATTCAGGACGAGGCCGAAAGCGGCACAATCAACGTCCTGATTGACAGCAAGATGGTTGAGGCACAGAAGTCCAGCAATCGCCGTTACACCAGCGAAAGCCAGAAATCGCGCTACAGCGACGACACGTTTTTTGACTATGTGGCGCTAATTCAGGATGCGGAGATCGTATGGGGCCGGAAAAGCGCTTAAGCGCCTATCTCAAGGCCGTCAGGGACGTTCCCTTTGCGTGGGGCACACATGACTGCCTGACGTTCACGAATGAAGCGTGGCGGGCGATGTACGGTCACGGATGGGCTGATGACTGGATAGGGCGTTATATGCTAGAAACGCCATATGGAACGCGGCTGATGCGCCGGGAACAGCTTCGGGCGGAGTTCGGTCACTTTTCGTTTGATGCTGCGGTGGATGAAAAGCTGACGCGCGTGACGCATGTGCCTCCGCGTGGTGCGCTTGTGGCGACGGACAAGGTTCGGCGCTGGGCTATTGGCTACGGGCTGGGCATCTGCGTTGGGTCTAAGTGCGCGTTTCTATCTGACAAGGGTGTGATATACTCGCCCGTAACCAGCATTGCGAGGGCTTGGGTATGACACCGTTGAGAAAGCAGCTATTCGGCACAACGATGATTGTGCGCGACCCGGTGACGATTGGCGTAGCGCTTGGGGCGTCCGCCACAACGGGCGTTGTTATTGGTGGTACTCTTGTTGCAAGTTACGCTGCTATTGTAGGATATATCGCCACCACGCTTGTCACATCATGGGCGATGTCTGCGCTCGCACCTAAGCCTGACTTTTCTACGTCTGGCACAAGCGGGCTGCTCGTCAATGGCCGCGATCCTGCGGCACCTCACGACTTTGTTTACGGTCAGGCGCGTAAAGGCGGGGCGATCACCTATTACGAGTCCACCGGGACAAACAACAAGTTCCTGCACCAAGTGCTTGTCTTGGCCGGGCACGAGGTTGAGGAGATCGGTGACATCTACATCAACGATGAGGTGGTCACGCTTGATGTTGACGGCTTTGTCACTGGCGACAAGTGGAAGTCCAAGATCAGGATCAATAAGCACCTTGGCGATCAAACGACCGCCGACGCTGATCTTCTGGCTGAGAGCAACCAGATCACGGGCAGCTTTGTCGGTAACGGCATTGCCTATCTGTACATTCGGTTCGAATATGACCAAGAGGTTTTTGCCAATGGCCTTCCTCTGATCACTGCCGTAGTGAAGGGCAAGAAGGTCTATGACCCCCGCAGCGATACGACCGCATACAGCGCCAACGCGGCCCTGTGCGTGCGTGACTATCTCACGGCGGCCTATGGCCTCAAAAGCACAGACATTGACGACACGGCGTTCTCTGTGGCCGCCAACGTGTGCGATGAGGCTGTTGCGCTTGATGGTGGCGGGACAGAGCCTCGCTACACCATGAACGGCGTTCTGACGGCCAACACAAAGCATAGCGACATCTTGAGTCGGATGATGACGGCCTGCGCTGGCACGCTGTTCTGGGGTGGCGGTAAGTGGCAGCTAGTTGCGGCTGACTATACCGCACCAACCAAGGTTCTGACGCTGGACGATCTGCGCAGCGGGATCAATCTCGACACGCGGACCAACCTGCGCGACCAGTTCAACGCGGTGCAGGGTGTATTCAACAACGCCGAGGCGCGGTGGATCACGGCAGACTATCCCCCGTTCAAGTCGGCGGCCTTTGTGGCTGAGGATGGCGGCGAGGAAACAACGCTTGACCTAGAGTTACCTTTGACTACCAGCGCGGCGACTGCGCAGCGGATTGCTAAGCTGACGCTGTTCCGTGGGCGAGAGCAGATGACGCTCACGGCTGACTTCGGCATGAACGCGCTCGATGTTGAGGTGGGCGAGATCATTGCCCTGACGATTGACCGCTACGGCTGGGATGAAAAAGAGTTTGAGGTCGTCGGCTGGAAGTTCGGCCCCAACCAAGACGCAGGCGATCTGCGCGTAACCCTGACGCTGCGGGAAACGTCTGAGGCGGCCTTTGACTGGAACGCTGAGGAAAAGGCAATCATATCGAACAACAGCAACCTGCCATCTGCATTAGATGCGCCAGAGGTCGGCCTTTCTCTGGACTCTGAGTTGCGCGTGGCCAACGAGCAAGTGGTCGGTGCCTTAATAATGAACGTCACATCATCAAGCCCGTTTGTTTCAAGGTTTGAGGTTCAGTTCAGAAAAAGCGGTGACACAGAGTGGACTGTTGCTGGCCAAGCCTCTGGCAACCGTTTTGAGGCTATTGGCGTTTCTGACGGCTTTTTTGATGTGCGCGCAAGGGCAATCACAAACCTTGGTGTGCGTGGCGATTTCAATACAATCACTGACTTTTATGCCTCTCTGTTTGGGCCAGCGCCGGAGTCTGTCACAAATTTTGCTGCCAATGTAGTCGGAAACACCCTTCATTTAAGCTGGGAGCCAGTGAGCGATCTGGACCTCTCCCACTACAAGGTCAGGTACTCCCCTGAAACAAGCGGCGCATCATATCAAAACGCCATTGATGTTTTGAAGAAAATCAGCAGGCCCGCTAACAGCATTACAATGCCAGCAAAGGTTGGGACGTACTTTATCAAGGCAGTTGATAAGCTCGGAACGCCTTCTGAGTCCTCCTCTTCTATTGTTGTTCTCACCAATACGGCTGATGTTGAATCACTCAACGTGGTTGAGACTCAAGTTGAGCATCCATCGTTCCTTGGCAGCAGAACTAAGGTGGCGCGGGTAGCAGCGGAAGGTGGGGGCTTCTACATCACCCTTGATGCTGGTGAGTTGAGCGGAGTTTACGAATTTGAAGATTACGTTGACTTGGGCCACAAATATATAAGCCGAGTTCAATCTGAAGTGCGTATTTCGCTTATTGACTATGTGAACGACTTTGACTCTGCCACTGGGCTATTTGATGCCCGCGAGGGTGATTTTGATGGCGACCCATCTCAGTTCGATACCATAAGCGCTAGAACTCAAGTCAGCTTTACTGATGATGATCCATCGGGGACACCAGCTTGGTCGGATTGGCAGGACTTTTTTGTAACAGACATTTCAGCTCGCGCGCTTCGGTTTAGGGCAGTTCTTGAGTCAATAAGCACTGCAAACGCCCCAAAGATTGATCAATTAAGTGTCGAAGTTGATATGCCTGACCGCGTTGAGAGTGAAGACGACATCACCTACACTGGTAGCCACGTTGTGACATTCCCATCTGCATTTAACGCGCCTCCTTCCATTGGGATTGCTGCGTCATTGGCAGATGGGGACCGTTATGTTATTAGTGGGAAAAGCCGGACAGGTTTTACAATCACGACCTACACCGGAGCTTCTGTAAGCACCAACGCTGTCACTTTTGATTATGTGGCAAAAGGATATGGCAAGGAACTGAGCGCATGAGCCAAAATGACTTTAACCTAGCGAACCAAGGCTTCCCGACGATGCGGTCGGACATGAACTCTGCCTTTCAAGCGCTAGCTTCCAACTCAAGCGGTGCTACGGCCCCATCCATCACATACGCTTATCAGTGGTGGTATGACACGGGCACAAATATCCTGAAGATGCGAAACTCCAACAATGATGCGTGGATTTCGATTTCATTTTTTGACCAAACCGCTGATGCGTTTCGCATCCTTGACGACACTCAGGTTGTAAATACTTCTGGCACCCAGACAGGTTTGATCGGGGATCAGGCAACAGCTACTTGGGAGACCGGCACCGGCACAACAGAAAGCCTTGTGTCGCCCGCTAAGGTCAAGGCGGCGATTGATGCCTTGGCCTCTGGTGGTGGTTTTACTTACGATGCAGTGTCAGGTGCTACCCAAGACCTTGATGTAGGTTCCTTCAACTTCTTCGATGGCGGTACACCTACCACCAACATTACAATAGCTTTTAGTAACGTCCCAACTGAAGCAAGGTGGACTTGGACTGCTGAGGCGAATACACTTTATCAGCCTTATGACGTTAATTACCTAACGTACTCAGGCACCAGTTTTCAGCTCTCTACGGTTGAGAGAGACGGCCTGTTTTTCAAATCTGACGGCACAGTAATGTATATCTTGAATAGAATAAGCGAGATTGTTGAGCAATACGACTTATCTACCGCTTGGGATATTACAACGGCTACAGCTAATGGTACTTACGCCATCCCTAGTCCATCTAATTGGATTGAAAGAGGCTTATTTTTTAAGTCCGATGGTACTAAAATGTACCTAGCCACCAATGAAAACATTCTCAACGCTCCTAGTCGAGTGTACGAGTACAACTTATCTACTGCTTGGGATATTACAACGGCATCTTTCGATAGTTACCTATCAACATCAAACCAAGATGATTACCCTACAGGCTTAGCTTTTAAGACTGACGGCACTATATTTTATCTGCTCGGATCGCAAAATAAAACAGTGTACCAATATACACTGTCTACCGCTTGGGATATTTCAACAGCATCTTATGCTAGTAAATCTTATTCTGTAACAGCCCAAGAAACTTCACTTAAGTCTTTAGTGTTTAATGACGATGGCACTAAAATGTATGTCGCTGGTTCTGTTGAAGACACCGTATATGAATACGATTTATCTACTGCTTGGGATGTTTCAACAACATCTTATAGTGGTTCATCACATGACTTTAATGTTAGCGGAGGCATCACAAGCCCAACTGGTATGTATTTTAAGCCTAACGGAGAGGAGCTTTTTGTTCTTTGCGGTAATACTGATGCTGTTTACAAATACGACACCGGTGAAAACTACACAATAACTGTGCCTGCCTCTGTTCAAAACCCACCAAGAGCTGCTCTCGGTAAATTAAATCGTATTACATACGACTTCTACACTGCCGATGGCGGTACTAACGTCTACCTTATCGGTGAGGAGGTCACCTAATGGAACTTGTAAAAGTCATTGATGGGCAGCCTAAGCCCTACACCGAAGCCGCCTTCCGTGCCGACAACAAACACACAGTCTACGGCAAGGTCGTCTCTGCACGACACCTCAATGCGCAGGACGTATACCGGGTGCGGACACTTCCAAAGCCCTCAGAGTTAGGCAAGCGTGCTGTTCCTCAAGCATTGCCCACACAGGTCAACGGCGAGTGGGTGTTGGATTGGGACTTGGTTCCTCTCAGCGCTGACGATGCACGGGCGCTGCGTGATGACCTGCTAGTCCAATCTGACTGGACACAGGTGTCCGACGCCCCAGTTGACCAATCGGCATGGGCAACCTACCGCCAAGCGCTGCGGGACGTTCCAGATCAGGCTGGCTTTCCGAGCGAAATTGCTTGGCCAGTCCAGCCGTGATACACTGCGCGCTATACACAATCACAGGAGGCCGTTATGGCTACACTAAATGATCGCGTGTTCGACAACGGCCTCACCGTTCTTGACACCGAAGCGAACAAAATCGTCATCACCTCGCAAGAGGCTACAACCTTCACTGAAGCTAATGTGACCTACGCCCTTGGTGATAGCACGTCGCTTTCCATCGGCGCACCACAGGATCGCTCAGGCGGTGGCCGTGAGGTTGTCGTGGCGGCTATCACAGATGGCTCAGTGACAGGCACAGGCACCGCAACGCACTACGCTATTGTCGACACTGTAAACAGCCGCTTGCTGGCCACTAGCACGCTCACAGCGTCGCAGTCGGTAACATCGGGCAACACGTTCACGCTGTCGTCTGTCTCCATCGGCATCCCTGATCCAGCCTAAGAGGTTCAACAGATGGTCACTCTCGTAAACAGAGCCAAAGTCGCCACTGCCACCACTGGCACAGGCACAGTAAGTCTTGGCGCTGCCGAGGATGGCTATCAAACCTTTGCCGATGCTGGCCTCACTGGCAACGAGGATGTTCGCTATACGATTGAGGATGGCGACGATTGGGAAATTGGCACGGGCGGCATCAACGGTGCCGTCTCGGAAATGTCTCGGACGCTTATTGAAAGCAGCACGGGATCAAAACTTAACCTATCCGGCAACGCTGTTGTTTATGTGACAGCCGCCGGGCAGGACATCGTTCAACCTTCTGACCTTGCCACAGTGGCCACCACAGGCGCTTACAGCGACCTCTCAGGCTTACCTACGCTTGGCACGGCTGCTGCTGCGGACACTGGCGACTTCGCCACTGCTGCGCAAGGCTCGCTTGCTGACACCGCAGTGCAGCCCAATGATAGCCCTACATTCGGCTCAGTCACCGTCACAGGCACGGTTGATGGCCGAGATGTTGCTGCTGACGGCTCCAAGCTAGACGGTATTGAGGCGGGCGCAAACGTCACTGATACAGCCAACGTCACAGCCGCAGGCGCATTGATGGACAGCGAGGTCACAAACCTTGCGCAAGTCAAAGCGTTCGACAGTGCGGACTATGCTACAGCCGCTCAAGGCTCGCTGGCGGACAGCGCTACGCAACCGGGCGACAACATCTCCACGCTGACAAACGATGCAGGCTACACGACCAACGTGGGTGACATTACGGGTGTGACCGCAGGTAGCGGCATCTCAGGTGGTGGGACATCTGGAACTGTCACCGTATCACACGCTGACACATCGGCTCAAAGCAGCGTCAACAATTCGGGTGCAACGGTCATCCAAGACGTCACGCTTGATACATATGGCCACGTCACTGGTCTTGGCTCAGCGACTATCACGCCAGCAACCATTGGCGCTCTCTCCACATCAGGGAAAGCCGCAGACAGCAACTTGCTTGATGGCCTTGACAGCACTGCCTTTTACCTTGCGTCTAATCCAAACGGCTACACCAGCAATGTCGGTGACATTACTAATGTAAGCGCTGGAACTGGTTTGTCTGGTGGTGGTTCCTCTGGCAGCGTCACGCTAAATGTTGACCTCTCAGAGTTGACCGACATGACGGCTGGCATGATTGGGACAGATGAGTTTATTGTTCTGGACGCTGGTGCAGATCGCCGCAAAGCTGCAAGTGAAATTGGCCTGAGCATATTCAACAATGACGCTGGCTTCACCACGAACGTGGGCGACATCACTGGAGTGACAGCGGGGTCTGGCATCACTGGCGGCGGTTCCAGCGGTACGGTCACAATCAACCACGCTGACACGTCCAGCCAATCGTCTGTAAACAATAGCGGGGCGACTTTTGTTCAGGATGTGACTGTTGATGGCTTTGGTCACGTCACTGGTCTTGGATCGGCCACGATTAGCCCCGCAACGATTGGGGCAGCTACATCGGCGCAGGGTTCTCTGGCAGATAGTGCGACACAGCCCGGCGATAACATTTCAACGCTTACCAACGACGCTGGCTATACGACAAACGTCGGGGACATCACAGGCGTAACCGCAGGGGCGGGCATAACTGGTGGTGGCACAAGTGGCACGGTAACAATCAACCACGCCGATACGTCGTCTCAGGGTTCGGTAAACAACAGTGGAGCTACTGTTATTCAGGACGTGACGCTGGATACATATGGCCACGTCACTGGCTTGGCATCCAGAAGCCTTACCGCAAGCGACGTTGGCGCTGCTGCTTACAGTCAAGGCACATCAGATACGGGTTACTTTGATGTGCCATCTGGAACAACGGCGCAAAGACCGTCTTCGCCAACAGTGGGTATGATCCGTTACAATTCAAGTCGCGGCTGCTTTGAAGGTTACACCGCTTCTGGATGGGTTAATATGTCGCCAGTACAGTTTGATGATGTAGGCAGCACATCCTAATTTGCTCGGAGTAAGCTAAATGCTTGGATTTTCGCCCCTAGCTTCTGCGCCTCTGGCTGATGACGGGGCGATTATCGTCTACCTGATAAATGCTGATGGCATTGTCACTGGTCAGGTTGTTGTTGGTTCTTCTGGTCTATCCCAAGAGCATGACATCTCTGCGGAGGGTTTGACGACAGGATCGCCTCTTATTGGGTCGTCAACGGTTGTTCAGTCTCATTCTCTGGCACCTAGCGCCATTGCCACGGGCCAGCCATCCGTTCCCGCCATTACTATGTCGGAGCAGGAAACGCTTAACGCCGATCCAATCGCTTCCGGTATTCCGTCTGTGGGGCAGTCTGCCATTGAGCAGAGCCACGACCTATCTCTCGTGGGCATTACTACGGGCCAGCCTGTTATCTCTGCGGCTGTGTTCTCTGAGGATGAGACACTCGCAGGTCAGCCCATTGTTACTGGGTCGCCTACCGTCGGTTTTGCAGATGTTGCACAGACGCATATTCTGAGCCTGTCAGCTATTGTAACGGAAACCCCTGTTGTCGGTTCGCCTGACGTTGCGCAAGAGCATGACCTAACGGCGCAAGGCATTGCAACAGGTGTGCCTTTCGTTAGTTCCTCCGGCATTGATCAAGAGCATGACCTGACGGCAACGGCTATTGCTACGGGTCAGCCGTCCGTGCCTGCCATTACGATGGCCGAGGATGAGACCTTTGCCGCCGATCCTATCATCACAGGTCAGCCTGCTATTGGCTCAAGCGCAATCGTGCAGGATCAGGACTTGTCGGCGGATGGTGTGGCGACTGGTGCGCCTGTCATTGGCGCTGCAAGTGTTGATCAAGAGCATGATCTGACAGCCAGTGGCATCACGACAGGTCAACCTGTTCTTGGCCTAGCGACCGTCACGCTCACAACGCAAGTTTTTGCGGATGATATTACTTGCGGTCAGCCTATTGTTTTGGCGTCGTCTCTTGAGCAAGAGCATGACTTAAATCTTGTCGCAATCACTACGGGCCAGCCGACAGTTCCGGGCGTTACTATGTCGGAGCGCGAGACATTTAATGCCGATCCAATCACATCCGGCCAGCCTACGGTCGCGGCATCTGCCGTTTCTCAAGATCAAGTAATCAGCGCTTCCGACATCACCACGGGTCAGCCTGTCATTGCGTCACCTTCGATTTCCCAAGATCAAGGCTTATTTGCTGACGATTTAATATCTGGTCAAGCACTTGTCGGCTCGCCTCAAATTTTGCAGGACCACGACCTTGGCCCCACTGCTATCCTTACGGGGCAACCAGAAATCCCCGGCATCACAATGTCGGAGCAGGAGACGCTACAGGCCGATCCAATCGTTTCGGGTGTTCCGACAATCGACAGTGGGTCGCTAGAGCAGCAACATGCGCTAAACGCTACCAGTATTGTCACGGGCCAGCCTATTGTCGCGGCCAGCACAATCGCCCAAGAGCATGAACTCAACCTGTCCGCCATCACGACTGCGGCACCGTCTGTCCCCGGCATTACAATGTCGGAGCGCGAAACTCTTAACGCTGACCCGATTGTCTCCGGCATTCCGTCTGTTGGATCGCCCAGCATTACGGAAGACAACGCTCTACTGGCTGATGGCATTGCCACAGGGCAGCCTGTTGTTGGTTCGTCGGTTGTTGTTCAAGGCCATGTCCTAGTCGCGGCCAACATCGCCACAGCGCCCGCCACAGTCGCATCTGCTGTCATGGCGGTGGAGAGTGTCCTAGAGGGCGACAGCATCACCACAGGGCAGCCTAGCGCCTCTGAGGCGGCTATTAAGCAGCAGCACAGCCTGACGGGTGGCAGCATAGAAGCTGGACAGCCTGTTGTGCAGCCATCGACCATGCAGATCGTCTACGTTTTCGCGGGCGACGACATCACGACGGGCCAGCCTATCGTCGGCTCTCTGGCGATCAACGCAAGCGGACGACGCGAGGTCCACGTTTCCGACCCGTCAAACAACGTGGCGCTGGTGACTATAGGCTCAAATGCGTGTATTGTGTCAGAAATTACACCCAACAGAGTGTTGGTTTCTGACGCAAACGAGGCGGCCTGATGACTTTTTATATTAAGCAAAACGACACAAGCCCGTCCATGCTGGCTACACTGCAAGACGCCAACGATACAGCGGTGGACATCACGGGCGCGTCAGTGCGCTTCCACCTTCGGCCTATCAGTTCTAGCACGGTCAAGGTTGACGCTCCGGTCACGATTGTCACGGCTGATGAGGGCATCGTGCGCTATGATTGGGATGCAGCGGACACGGACACGATTGGATCGTATCAGGCTGAGTTCGAAGTGACCTACGCTGACGGCAGCATCGAGACCTTCCCGAATGACGGCTATATCAGGGTTCAAATTATCTCTGACATCGCGTGAGGCTGATCTATGGACACTCTATCCCTGCTCAAAACACTCTGGCCAATCGTTGTCGGTTTCATTGCGTTTCTGGTCTGGCTGATCCGCTTGGAGGGTCGGTCGATTGAGAATAACAAAGAGATCAAGCGGCTCTGGTCGCAGCGCAAAGAGGACTTGGAAATGTCCCGTCAGTCGCGCGAGGACACGAATAAAATGCTCGGCGAGATACGCGATGACATCAAGGCGCTGATCGCCAAAGTCGGAAAATGACACCGGAGTGGCTGAACCGCTGGCGCATCTGGCCACGGCTCATCATCACGCTTTACGGGATCGCCTTCTACCGCACTACCGAATGGTTTATGGCGCTGCCTGACCCGACAAACGCGCAGGCAGGCTTTGTCAGCGTCATCGTTGGTGCAGGCGCAGGTTTCTTTGGGATATACGTCAATGGCAAAGCATCTAGCTCTAGTGTGCCTTCTGATCGCTCTGACGGGCTGCGGTAAGCTGCCCATCGGTCTTGGCGGTGGACCTAACGTCGCAGCCAATACGCAGGTCGGGCGCGAGAACGTGCAGCAAGCGGTGGCGCAGCAGACCCGTACAAACGCCGGACGCGACATCATCACAACGCAGCGCGAGGTAGAAGCCCAACAAGTTGAGGCGGTTACGATCAACAACGACCGCCTGCCCGTTTGGTTGATTGTCGCTCTTGTGGTAGGATGGCTTGCACCTAGCCCCAATGAAATCGGGCGCGGGTTGCGCGGATTGTTCACCAGAGGGAAGTGACATGGGTTTTCACTTATCGAAACGCAGCCTGAGCCGATTGGCTGGCGTGGATGAGGATTTGGTCGAAGTCGTGAAATACGCCATCACGGTCACAAAGATTGACTTCGGCGTCACCTGCGGCGTGCGCACCGTGGCAGAGCAGAAGGCTCTTGTGGCCAGCGGTGCCAGCCAGACGATGAAGTCCAAGCACCTTGAGGGCCGCGCTGTTGATCTCGTCGCCTACATCGGCCCGCGCGTGTCGTGGGAATTAAACCTATACGACGACATCGCTGACGCTATGAAGGAAGGCGCAGTTGTCAAAGGCGTTGATCTGCGCTGGGGAGCGGCATGGCACATTCCTGACGTGCGGTTCTGGGACGGCACGATGGAGGATGCAATGAACTCTTATATCGACAGCCGCAGGGCGCAGAACAAACGCGTTTTTTTAGACGCCGTCCACTTCGAATTGAACTGAGCCGAAGGGGATCAGCCATGACGCCGAAGCAGCAAGAGGCGCTCGACGCGCTGGCCAAGCACGGGACGCTCAGAGCCGCAGCCAAGGCGCTCGGTATCAATCACACCAGCCTGAGAGATCGCCTAAAGCACGCACGCAGGCATCAAGAGGCTGACCCGTCAATCAAGGCTGCGATGGCATCTGTTGGGATGCAGGATGCCTCTGTGTTGCACTCTGGCTGGGTCAAGACCGATGAGGCCAGCCTGTATTTCAAGATGCCTCAGAGCGACACGTCTGGCGACAAGCTGGCGACGATTAAGGAGTACGTCGAAGGGCTAGAGCCTATCACTGTGCCGCCTCGTTCGGCTGATCCGGTCAACGACGATCTTCTGACAGTCTATCCAATCCCCGATGCTCACATCGGCATGAAGGCGTCTGAGCGGGAAACGGGCGAAAACTACGACACCGACATCGCGGTTGAGCGCATTAGGTCTGGCATTGGTGACTGCGTGGACGCATCGCCCGCATCGTCCGAGTCAGTCATCATCGCGCTGGGCGATCTATTGCACGCCAATGACGGGACCAACGCCACCCCCGCCAGCAAGCACGTTTTGGATGTTGATGGTCGGCACTATCAAAACCTTGAGGCTGCGATTTACGCCATTGCCTGCGCCGCTGAATTGGCCGCACAGAAGCACGAGAAAGTCACGGTTGTGATCCAGAGGGGCAATCACGACCAAGAGGCTTACATGGCTGTGATGTTTGCCTTGGCTGAGCGTTACCGCAACGAGCCACGCATCACGGTGCAAAAACATCCCGGCGAGTTTTTTGTCTATCAGTTTGGCCAGTGCCTCATTGCATCTCAGCACGGCGACAAGGCAAAGGCGGAGCGGCTTGTCATGCACTTGGCAGACCAGTGGCCGAAGATGTGGGGCGAAACGCGCCATCGATACTACTTCACCGGGCACCTGCATCACAGCCGCTTACAGGACGTAGGAGGCGTGCAGGTTGAGCAGTTGCGGGCTGTCAGTGCCAGAGACGCCTACGCGGCTACACACGCCTATTCTGGGCGCTCTGAGATGCAGGCGATCACCTATCACAAGGATCGGGGCGAAATCAGCCGCCATCGGGTGCTGTTTTGAGAATTGCTTACCCTGTGTTACTCTAGGGCATGTTTAGCCCGCTGATCCTCATTTGCTCTATATATGGCCAGTGCCACACGCCTGCCGCGCCAGTGTTTGCGGGGCGTGAATTATGCGAGGCAGAGACCGAGGCTTACATTCTGAGCATTGAGACCAATATCCCGCCGGACATGTTTGTGGTAGATTGGGCCTGCCATGAATGGTCTGTGGGAGCGTAAGTGCGCGACGCAGGCAAGGGAGGGGGACCACGCCGCGCGCCTCCTACATATCACCAAGCAGCCGCTTTACCAAAGGCAAATATCCGTAATCGGGTCCGTGCTTGTCGCGCCACGTTTGCTTGCCGTTGTGGATCGCTTCCGGGCCGTCTTGATGGTGAGCTTTGCATAAGGGGATGACATCGAAGTCACTGGCCTTCCGGCTGCCGTAACGGCTGTGAATGCAATGGTGGGCGTCTGAGGGCGGCGGAGAGCCACATATCACGCACGGGAGGGCCTTTACCCGTCTCATGTGTTCTAGGGCTTCCTGACCCGCCTCTGAGGCTCTGTAGGCCCTGCGCTTGGCCGAGACTTTGCGCAGGGGTGTTTTTTGTTTAAGCGGGCTGCGCCTCAAAGCCATTTTTCCCAGCGGTTGCAGTCAGTGTTGACCTGCTTTGCCAGTACATAAAGATCAGAGACGCGACCTTTGGATGCCTTCGCTCGGTTGATTGCGGCTTCTATGCGAATGCGCTCAGGGTAAAGGCGATCAAGTTTGCGACGTGCTATAGGCCGCATGATCGGGGTTAAGAGCCAGCGCATCATAGCCCCAGTGCCTCTCGGTACAGTTCCTCTATCGCTTCCTCCTCGGCGCGCTCATCTGCTTCCTTCTTGCGAAGCGCGACGATCTTGCGGATGGTCTTGGTGCAATAGCCGCGAGACTTGGCATCATCGTAAATCTCTTTGCGCGCCTCAGTTTCGTCAGCAATAGCCGCGTTTTGATGCTCGATGCGTTCGACGATCTGGCGAAGTTCGTCGGCAGTGACTGCGAATGTGTCTGTCATGGTCATGTTCTCCGTGGTGGCTCTGATGGAAGGGCGGCGATGACTTCGCGCCCGGTGGTTGTCACGCGCCAATGGTTTCCGCGCGTTGCAATTTCGAATGGCTTGTCTTTCGGTGGATCGGCCTGTTCCAGCCAGCCGCATTCCGCGAGGCTTAGAAGCGCAGACCCATGCACGCCCGTCTCGATGGACGTGAACGCGGTGTCTTGCACCTTGGCCAGCTTTTTAAGCGTCAGCCATCGTGATCGTGTTAGCTTGGGTTTCATATAAAC